GTTAGCATCTGCTGATGAACCTTCAAAAACAATACTTGAATCTGAAAGTGCAAGTCCTGAAACTACTGGGCTTGTAAGTGTCTTATTTGTAAGTGTCTGAGAATTAGTTGTTCCAACTACCGCACCAGTTGCACCGTGTGCTTCTGTGAGGTTGCCGTGAGTTGTAAGATTGCCTGCAACTGTTGATGCTGAACCATATGCATCATATGTGTTTGCTGTTACAGAAACTGCACCTGTTGTATCGTTGTATGAAAGACCAGTTCCAACTGCATTACCTACTGCGTCCTGTGCTCTTTCATCTGTAAAGTAAAGGTTAGTTCCTTCTTCAATATCAGTTGTTGAAACTGCATTGACTGCTGATGTAATATCTGAAGTAAGTGCTACTGTACCAGTTGCATTTGGGAATGTAATTGTACGGTCAGCTGTTGGGTCAGCTACTTCAATTGTTGTTTCGTAATCATCTGCTGTTGTGCCTTCAAATGTAATTGAAGAACCAAAAACACCAACAGCTGCTGGTGCTGCCCACTCAACTCCGTATGTTGCACCTGAGTTTGCTGTAAGTACTTGACCGTTTGTACCAATTCCTAAACGTGCTACTGCATCGTCTGCGCTACCAACAATCAAATCACCTTTAGCGTCAACGACACCTGCTGTGATAATATTTTTTCCATTAACAGTCGCGGTTGATCCCTCAACCACCAGTCCTGCTTTTACTCTAAAATCTTTTGTTACTGTTGCCATTTTTATCTCCTTTAGGTTAAGCCTTCAAACCAATACGCAAATAGCGCAAGGTTATAGGGGTCAATCCACCCACTGGAATTACAGTTAGTGAAACTGTATTTCCTGCTCTAGACACGGAGATGGTGCCAATATTCCCATCATTGTCTACTGTTCCATATTCACTAACGCTTACATCTGTAGCATCAGGGACTATAGTTAATTCTGTAGCGTAATATTTATTATCGCCACCAGAAACTTTTTTAATTGAGATCAAATATTTCACTGATCTCCACTCACTTGCTAAAAAGTTATCAAAAATTGTTGAGTTCTCAATACCGTTGATTGTAGTCTCATTATTTCCGTCTGAACCAAGATCTGTTGATCTTGCAGAGGTGCTGTCAATCAAATCTTCATAATTTGTTTGACTTGGACGGTCTCCAGTTTGAAAAAGACCCTTGATGCTTGAGATTGATAATTTAGCCATATGTGAATTATATCATAAGATATTAAAGTATATAGTTAGAGAAACCAATGATCTGCAAAGGAATCGCTGGTACATTGCCAATAGATGTTGGTATCTGTATTGCTGTAAGTCTTATTCTAAATGGTAGGACTGAGTTTATACTTACCCCACGAATTGGTTGGGTAATTTCTACATTTGGAGCATAAACTCTTTTAATGTCTGTTGTAAAAACTGGTGTATTATTATTTATAACAACTGTTGCCATTAGTTTGTAACATCCTCAAGGAGAATAATCTTCCCTTGAGCAACTGTCCAAACAAGTGTGTTCTGTGGAAGACGTAATTCAATATCAAAAATATCATTTGTTCTTAGCTGTGCGGATTGTGCTGCAGTTATATTAACCTTAAACTCACCATCAGCATCATCTAGGTCTTGTTCTGGTGTAATTGTAAAAATTAAGCTTGCGGTATCTGTAATTATTTGAGGATCAACTGGAGTGGTAGGTCTTTTAAACTCTACTTCAATGTCCCAGTCATCAATAGTTAAAGGTTCTTTTGCATCATCTGTTAGGTAAACCTTAAAAGATGCTGTATCTCCTTTTACGATTGTCCAATTAACAAATGGTGGTTTTTCACCAATGTCATAGGTAGATGATTGTCCTCTGTATGTAGCCATTTTTATATTATACCACGATCAAATAGCAATTTAAAATAATTTAAATAAATATCATCAAAACTTGCTTTTGGGGAAATTTTGATGCTATACTTAGATAGTGCTACCAACGGGTAGCATCTTTAGTCTCTAGGAGGTTATTATTATGAGAAGAGATAAAAAGATTTGGATTGGAATCCTTGCTGCACTGGGGCTTATTGCACCATTAAGTAATGCAGCTAATGCTTTAAGTACTGAAAATAATCTAAGTAAACCAGCGCTGTCTGAACCTTCAACCGCCAAGGCGGTTTTTTTGGTTTCTAAGCCTAAAAGTCTGGTAGCAGTAAAAAAAGACCTAAACGTTCTACATAAGTATCAAGATGCTGTTAGCCTTACAGATCTTCAGTTAAAGGAGTTACTATATGCCGTTGGTTTTCGTGGTGATGGACTTGTAAAGGCTTGGGCTGTTGCTAAGAAAGAGTCTAATGGGCGACCACTGGCTTTTAATGGCAACGTAAAGACTGGTGACAACTCTTTTGGTATATTTCAAATCAATATGATTGGAATGCTAAAAGAAGGTCGTCAGGATAAGTTTGGTATTAACTTTAATAGCGAACTTTTAAACCCTGTTATTAATGCACAGGTTGCATATCACATGAGTAACGGTGGAAAAAACTGGTCTGCTTGGCATGGAATTACGCCAAAGACTAAGGTTTGGATGACTAGGTTTCCTTCCTAGTTCTAGGCAAACTTACTGCTGCTTATATGGTTCATTTCAATATGATTAATATTAAAATGACTTGGCAACTCTGATACCCATCTAATAGACTCTGCAAGATCTTCAGCAGTTAGTGCTATTTCACGCTTTTCTATTAGTGTATCAATAGTTCCAGGGCATATCTCAGTAACCTTAATACCGTATGCAGGAAACTCTAATCGCATAGTATCAACTAGGGCCATCATGCCTCTTTTAGCGTTTGTATAGTTTCCTCCACTACGATATGGAACTTTTCCACCTAACGAACTAACAAATATAATGGTTGGTGAGTCAGACCTTTGCATACATGGAACAAAAAGCTGAGAAAGATACATTGGGCCAGAAACATTTATTTCGTAGGCAATTCTAAAATTTTCCATTGTTTCATTGATAAGCATTGTTGGGCTAGATCCACCACCAGCATTATTAACTAAAAGATCTAGGGTTATGTCTTTATATTTTTCAAAGAATTCTTCTATTTGTTTTGAATCAGTTATATCTAGTTGATATGTTTCAACATTGTCAGACTCTATCTGAGATACCCTTGATAAGTCTCTAGAGACTGCTATGACTCTATATCCACTTTCAGATAGCAGTTTTACTGTTGCATACCCAACACCCTTGCTAGATCCAGTAACGATTGCCGTTTTCATTTACATGCTTTCGTTGCGATTAAGATTCATTTCATTGTGTATCCAGTGACCAGGAATCATATACTTAAATCCAGACTTTACTACATGTGCCGTGTGAAAATATGGAGGAAATGCTGGAAATATAATTACACTATTTGCTTTTGGTTTTAATCCAAAATCAATTGCACCATTAGCAACAGATATATCATAATCTAAATCTACAGCTGGTGCTGATCCTTTAGAGAAACCATCTGCACTTGTCCATCCGCCATCATAGTCTTTTAACTGAAAAGAAATTTCTCCGCCTTCACAGTCATCATTTAAGTACATAACCAATGAGTATCTTAATGTCTTATCCCCATCTAGCTGGTCAAAATGTGCGCCCATGCCAACTCCAGTATTGTACTTTTTTATATTAAAGGTTGGGAAAAGTCTTGGCTCGTCAAAATCACCTAAAGAAGAGGCGTAGTCTTTGCAAACGTTATACATCGTAGTCATAATAGCATCGTAAATATATTTACTTTTTTCCGCTACTTCTCCACTAAGCCTATTTATCGCATTAATATCAAATGTTTTTGTTTCTCCGTAAATAAAATTTTTATCATTAGAGGCGGTCCAAGGGTTCCAAACATTTACACCTGACTCTGTATATTGCTCAAGGTCGTCTAACTCTTTCCAAACCTTTTTAAAGGTATCAAAGTCTTCAATAGCATCCGTATAGTAGTATGCTTTTGGATCTAGTATTTCTTTATTCATTTGATTCTCCTAGTACTTATTTTTTTCATAAAAGTTTTTTTCTTTAATAAACCCAACAAGAACATATCTTATTGGACCCTCTCCTACGTGCTTAACTCCATGCTCATATTGCTCATTACCTGGAAAAAATAACATAGTTCCTGGCTTAGGCTTTAACTGGATATCAAGATTTGGAAAAAATAGTTCCCCATCTGCGTAGTCATCATTAATATACACAATGGTAGCGTACTTTATAGATGGGTCTGTTTTTTGATCAGTGTGAGCTTTTAACTCTACTCCTGCTTGCATTCTTTGAATTGTTGCAAAACCACTTAAAACCAACTCTGGATCAGACTCTATTACCATTGAGTTTATGTCATCATATAATGGCCTGTATATCTCATGACTTGATATATTAAAGTTTTTATCTTTCCAATTTTGAGTAATTTCAAACTTACCTTCAGCAACTAAATTGTCTACATCATCTCTACCAAATTTTTCCATGCAAAACCACTTTAAGTTTGCGTGGTACTCTACTTCCCAATCTTCTTGGGACGTACTATTAATAATATCCCAAAAGGTAGATATTTGGTCTTCTGATAAAAAGTTTTCAACAGAGAATAGTTCTGGAGTAATATCTTTAACTTCATACCCACTATCTATTAAATGTTTTTTAAAAGTCTCAATCATTTGCAATGTCTTCTAACTTGTATTTTTTTCCATCTTTATCTAGCTTCCAACCCTGCTTAAGCAACTCCTGCCATTCTGCTCTTTCAATTTCTTGTTCTGCTCTAGTGGCTTTCATTTCTGCAGCCCAAGCATCTCGTAGTTCTTGTGGGTAATCCGACTCTTCTCTATCATCCCAGAAAGACCCAATGGTGTATCTTACTCCACTTTCTATTAGGGATACTTCGTGCATGTTGTTAAATCCCCCGTCAAAAACAGCAAGCATTCCTACTTGTGGTTTAATCTCTATGTCTTGATCTGGGAATCTAAGAAGACCACCTTGAAAGTCATCGTTCAGGTATAAGAATCCAGCGTATCTGCTTCTTGTAAATGCTCCAGAGTTACCATGCTCGTCAGTATTATCTGAGTGAACTCTTGCATATGCTCCTGGCTCCCATTTTTGCGTATGGTATCCAATTTTTGAAATTGTTTTTGGGTCAAGTCCATGTACTGATGCAATTGCTTCTGGCATTGCATTTTCAATGTCTGAAAATATGGTTGGGTTTAATCCAGCATCAATAACTTCTTGATCGTTGTCTTGTGGCAAAACTGAAGAGTATGATTCATAAAATGATATAGGCATCCAAGAAATACCACCATTTTCAGCCTGTTTATCTAAAACTTGAATAATCTTTTCAGACTCTTCTTTAGTTAAAAAGTTTTCATAAAGAACAATATCTTTTGTCAATCTAACTTTATTGTTTAAGTTCATTTTAATCTCACTCCATTTTCTATTACTGTTCTTTGTGGAT